TCATAAGCAAGGCACAGCGCAGTAATCTTGCTTTCGATATCTGCGACCGTCAGTGTTGGCTGGGCGCTGCTGCCGTCTGTTGATGCTTCCAGCCCCTCAATCTGATACGGCCAAGCGGCGTACTCTTCCCCCTGCCACCAGATACTTTTCGCCTTCAGCTTTGATTCATCACCACCAGCGGCGGCGATTTCTTCTTCCGTGTGCGGGAGGTTATACGCGTGAAATCGCAGTACATCATCCACGCCGAACGTAGAGCCATCAACTTCGATAAGCCGGACCTTATTGCCGGGTTCAAGGCTTTGATAGTCTGTTGTGATCATGGTGCGTACGCCTGTTTGAATGTTGCGGAAATGGTCATGACGTTGCTGGATAAGGGCCGTGACTTGATTGATTCGGCCTCAATGCGATAGAGCCCAGTTTCGCCAACTGGAGATGTCCAGATAAATGCCTTTGTGACGTGAGAACGAAAGAACTTCAGGGCCTGAAGCATGTCCGCTTTTTTCCCCGTCAGTGTGACAGGCCATGACTGCTTTTCAGGGTTAATGCCTTCCCCGGCGATCTGCTCATAGCCGTCGCCAAATGTTGCAGAGCGGGTTTTTAGGCTGAACGTCCCTTCCATTCCCGCCTGTATCTGTGTTTGCCAGGTGAACGTTTCCAGGGCCATGTTTGCTCCATAAAAAAAGCCACCCGAAGGTGGCTTGTGACCGAATGAGAAGGAGATTAGCGGGTTTCACAACCAAGCTGAGACTTGTCGATAATCTGCGTGCCTTCAACACGATAACCATATGTGCCGAACAGAAATGCGTGGTTTAATTGATAAATAACAACATCGCTTAGGCCTACGGAACACTTATCTTTTTCAATAGCCCGATCCATTGCAGTTTTAACGCTTGGAATGCCCAGCGGGAAAATAACAATTGGGGCTTTGTCTTCACCAGTCACACGTTGACCTTTTTCAAACTTAGCTGCGTTCAGGTTGTAATTTTTGGTACTACCAACGGTCATATCAGCTACACGAACAGTACAGCCAGACAACATTAAAGCCCCAAGAGCTAAAGCCACTACCTTCTTCATTTTTTATATCCTTTAATTGCAATCGGAAACATCTTAACACGATGAATAACATGATCAAAAAAAACACCGAAGCGTCTTATCTTGATTTTGTTGCATTCCAGATGAGGCCGCCAGGCTGAAGTTGTTTCGCGATACCTGCCCGAACAGATTGATCAATAGTCTGTTTGTAAGCCCGAGAAATAGCGTCGTTGCTACCAGATGCCTGCTGCTGAGTGTTCTGGTTATGAACGACCACGGACGTTTGAACGGTTACGCCGCCAGTTGCCAATGATTGCAGCCCGTACATCGGTGCGTTTCCAACATAGCCGCCGTTTGCATACCCCTTAGCTCCGCGCATAAGCGCATAGAGATTGCCCACACCCAATGCACTGGTCGCTTCCTTCGTAAACACAAACTCACCGCCGTGAACCACGCCTTTCGGTTGGTACTTACCACCATCACCGGTGTAGCCACCGCTATCGAATCGCGGCACCAAACCACCACCTGAAAAACCAAAGAACGCGCCGATACCGGTTCCACCAAAGGCTGACTTCATTCCATTAACCAGAGCCAGTTGCGTCAGCATCTGGGCGATGCCCTTCAGGAAGGTAGTCAGGAAGTCTGAGAAGTTAGATTTGCCAGTAGTAAAAAAGTCGGTGAGCGTGCTGGCCATCCCGGTGAACGCATTGCTGGTAATCGTCTGCACCTGCGAGTAAACATTGGTCGCGCTGTCTTCAAATTCAGCCCAGCCCTTTTTCGCGCCGGTCAGCCAGTCACCACGTAACCGATCTTCAGCATCATAGTAATCGTTAGCTGCCTTAAGCTGTTTCTGATATCCCTCTTCATCCAGCGAACCACCAGTATTTTTCCAGCCGGCGGCGAGCTGACTTTTTGCCAGCTCACGTTGTGCCTGACGGTCACTCATCCCGGCACCGTTCACTAATGCAGCCTGCTTCTCTGCCATCTGCGTGACGTATTTCTGCGAGGTATCCATTCGCTTGTTCAACTGTTCCTGTGCGGTAATCTGATCACCTAACAGGGCTTTCTGCCGTGCCAACTGAAGCACCTGGTCTTTACTCGCCAGCAGGGATTGCTCCTGCTTTGTCAGAGAGCGAGATCGGGAGGCCTCTTCCAGCACTTGAAATTTCGCTTCCGTAGTCCAGAGGTCTTTGCGCTGTTGGCTAATACTATCGTTCAGCCCTTTATGCTGCTGCAGCGCGCGTAACTGGGCCTGAAGCGCCAGCAGCTCGGCCTGGGCAGCATCCGTGCTGCGATCGCCAGTCGATAAAGTGCCCTGCTTTCCGGTTTTGGTCTTTTTACCAAAAGAAGCGACTCCTTCCCGATCCTTCTGGGTGGTTGCGGTACTTATCTTTCTGGTCGTATCGAGGTATTTACCTGCACTGATATCAGCCGCATCCCAGTCTTTTTTCAGCTGAGAAACGCTGTCGCCATAAGCGCCGGCCATTTGTTCGTTGTAGTCCTGCCACCCCTGCAAAGTATCTGTTTTCGCCCAGTCGGGAATGAGGTTAATCGCGGCAGCGATAGAGGACGAAATGATCTGGTTCAGCTTCTGGAAAACGATCGCAACGCTGTAATAAATTGCGTTGAATTCCTTCAGTGTGTTTGATGCCAGTTCAGCTACCCACTGACCGATACTCTGCATGGCCTCAGACGCCCAGCCCTTGATATCCAGCCACAGGCGGCCAAACGGCGTCAGCGAGTCGTAAGCCTGTTCTCCACGTTTTGCCATCGTATCGCCAAACAGGTCCATAGCCTGCGTAACGGCCCCGGTCTGGTCCTTTTGCTTAACCAGATCGTCAACATGCTTAAGTTGTGAAACTGTCAGGAAATTATATTGTTCGTTGAGACTCTGCAGCGCTTTAACAGGGTCTTTTTCGATGTCCTTATAGGCTTTGGTGATGTCCTGCGCCGAGACTATACCGGTCTGAACCGCCAGCGCCGTGGAGCCCGCTGCTTTTTCAAGTTGCTGCTGTGTCAGCGATCCCATGCCAACCAGCTCAGTCATCAAACTCTGAACGGTTCCTACAGTCGCGCCAGTAGAGGCAGCTATAGACTGGGAGGAAGCCATGATCTGAAGCGCTGACGTGCCGGCAATATTGCCAGTCCTGATAATGGCCTTGTTGATTTCGTCGTAGGCGGTGAAGTAGTCCGATCCCGCTTTGGCCGCAATCAGTACAGCGCCACCCAGGCCACCAATGGCCACTCGGGCAGGAGTCACCATCGACAACATCGCTTTCAGAGCATTGCCTACACCGCCAAACGAATCGCGCAGCTGGCCGCCCTGCTGAATAGCAACCATATAAACCGGCATACCTGAAGCCAGTGAAGTCACAATGTCGGTCATTTGCATCGGGAGATAACGCATAGCATTGCGATATTGGCCCGCGCTGATAGCCCCAGACTTCCATGCTTCTTCCTGCTCCTTCAACCGGGCGATCATAGGCGCGGCGCGTTCTGACACACCTAGTTGAGCAGCCTTCAGTTCAAGCAACTCTGCGCGGGTTTTACCGATTGCAGAAACCTGCTCTTCCAGGGAGTCTATAAACGTTTTACTCGCCGCAGCTGCACGTTGCGCCGCCTGAGCCTGTTCAATCCGGACCCGCCCTTCAGCTGTCTCAGCTTCCATGACCTGTGCCAGTTTTGTGCGTGTCGTTTCAAGCACACTGTTATAGCGTGTGAAATCTTCGTCACCCACCAGACCTTTACTGCGGAATTTAGCCAGGCTCTCCTGAATTGTGTCCAGCTCATCCAGTGCCTTGTTGACCGGGCTGATTTTATTCAGCAGGTTCTGAAGTTCCTGGCGCTGCTGCTTAAGGCTTTCGCTGTTCTTCTTCTGGTTATCGATGCCGGTACGGAACGTACTGTTCAGGTCATCCGCTTTACCGGCCGCGGCGGTCGCAGTTTCTTGAAAGCGATCCAGTGCCTGGTTACCACGTTCCAGCTCACTGGTATTTACACGCAGGGAAATCGTGGCGATATCGGACATAACCATCTCCGTGCATAGCTAATAAACGAATGATGCATTGAATTTGAAAAGGAATTAACTAATTATTGAAGCCCCAGCAGCCCCAAAATTAGGAGTAAAAGTGATTAAAAAAACTCTAGCCTTGTGTGCACTTGTACCTTCTGTATCTTTAGCTTCAGTAAATCTGGAGTCAAATATGCGCGAAGCAATGGCATCTGCAGATTGTTTGGCATATCTGACCATAATTTATGAGAACACGCATAAAGCTGATGGGCCTGCAACCAAAAAGCATGCGGAACGCTATGTTTTATCAATGAAGAAAGTACTTTCTGACCCTGAGGGGAAAAAACACCTCAAGGAAGGATTATATTCACGCTCAGGTATAGATTTTGATAATGACTTCTACGCTGGAGTTATTTTCTCGGGTACTGTTTCAGATATAAGGCAGTCAATTAAAGACTCCGTCCCTTTGGATAAGTCTTCCTCCCTTCCTTACCAAGCACTCAAGGAAAAATGGTCAGAAGAAGCGAAGCAACGATACAACAACGCTAATTGTGACTTGCTCAAATGATTCTAGATTGAGCGAGCGATAGGTTCTCCTAAATTGACAAATACCCTACTCTGATTGTTTATGGATAACGCACAAAGCTGCGCTCTCCATGATTCGGATGTCCGAAAGCGCGGTTGCCTCGTCCTTGACGTGGTGCAGGCGCATCACCCAGGGCAGCACGTTATAATCAAGCCCTGATGCGCCTCCCATGCCCGTGCGCCACTGCGTACTGACAGCCTGAAACACCAGGAATGAAGGCCATACATCTGGCCAGACGTCGATGTATTGATCGTCGTAGTCATCCGGCGTAAGCCCATAGGGTGCCAGGTCTGCCGCTGTGGGTTCAGGCGTATAGAATGCAGAGGCAACCGCTATCAGTTTTTTTCGCGCTGCCCCATCAGTTCGCGATAGTAAGTTTCAGGGATAGCCTTCATTGCAGCCGGATAGTTTTCCAGCAGCACCGACAGATTTTCCGCGTTGAATGCATCGGGGAGCGCCCAGCCAGAAATAATTTCCATCAGAAAATCAGTTGTAGTTTTGCCTTCCAGTTTTTCCAGATCTGCAAGCTCTTTAAGTGGCTTATGATTGAACGTGAAGGTCAGTACACCATCCTCATCGCCAGCGCGCGGGATCGAGACGTTGGCCTTGAAAGTTGGTTTGGGCTGAAGGGTGAATTTAGTCGCCATCGTTGACTCTTAGCGTAAAAAAGCCTCCAAACAGGAGGCTCAGATTATTGTTATCCCCGGCTCACGCCGCGGCGTCGGTGATTTTGTAGAACGTCATCGCAGGCGACTGCAGATTGAGCACAACGGTAACCGTTTCAACTTCGTTCACCTGCGTTGCCGGCGTATCGTCGAAAGACGTTGTTGCCGCCCAGTATCGGTTCTCTTTCGCCTTTGGCACATACATGTAAGCCGCGACCGTCTCTTCGTCTTCGTCCAGTTGACGCAGCAGTGGGTATACCGGAAGCGTGGAGTCATGAGCGATCGAGTAGGTCTGGGAAACTGCTGATTTGTAGGTGTTCAGGTTGCGCTGTCTGTCATCGCTGAGGAACTGAATCTGCGTGGTGTTCTGATCACCACCAGCTTTTGATACTTCTGTGATTTGTGGCAGTTCGGTCCACTCATGCACCTTGCGGATTGAGCCGGTACCGCCACCAGCAGCATATTTGTTTTTGTTAGTGGTATTGATATTGCGCAGAGTTACAGCGCTGTCTGCAATCGCTTCAATTTTCGCGATTACGTTATCAATACCCGACCAGTTGCAGTTCACATGAACGATATCGCCAGCCGCAAGTTCATCGGGGTCACTGACAGTGATCACCACATGCTCGGCATTCGTCGCGCCGGTGAACGTAATAGCCGGGCCGTAGCCCGACGCCAGATAAACATGAGCGCCGTTAGGCAGTGCAAAGCCCATAATGGTTACTCCTTTAGAAACGGGAAAACCGGCTCAAGGCCGGTCAGTTGTGGGTCATCACAGAGGGAATCAGTTGGTAATGTCTGCCCGATAATTCAGGCTGACAGGAACGGAGTAGGACACAGGTGTAGGGACGCCGCGGAATATGCCAGGCGCGCTGCTAATCCAGCAGGTAAAATCTTTGCCTGCAATTTCCAGCCCCTCGGGGAACAATTCCGCTACTCTGCCCGCCAGGGCAACGACGGAGGTACGGCCGGAGCCGGCTGACGCCACGACATTAATCTGGTACACGCCAGAATAAGTCCGGCAGCGCAAGCCGAGATCGATTGTTCGCGGCGTAACGGGCATATCGTGAACGGCCAGGTACATCTCGTTAGCAGGAGGTGTAAACGGCACGTTCTCCCATGCAACCGAAATGCCCTCGGCATCAGCCCAGGCACCCAGTCTGGCGGCCAGTGCAGATGCAATATCAGGAATCACTTAGTCACCTCCCTGACAGCTTCCTCAAAGTAGCGTTGAAACTCAGCTGCAGTTATGCGGACCATGCCGCCCGGAGCCTGTGTGGAATGCCCCATTTCAAGCGGGTAGGCATAGGGCACGTTGTTGCAGAAATAAATGGCCTTTATCCCGACCTTGAAGAGCGACAGCGTATAGTTCCCGGCCGCTTTGGTCAGGTCGCCGGTCTTGTCTATTCGCCCTGTTTCGTCAGTTGTCGGAGCATCAAACGATATCTGCCAGTTACCGCGAAAGCGTCCGCCCGTATACCCCGGCGGTGCTTTGATATCCATCCCATCCACCACCCGGGCTTTTTTCTTCAGTCGCCCGGTTTTGGTCAAGTTGTCGGGATTGGCGCGCTGCGCCTCGTTGTGGTCGAAAACAGCGCGATTATAGGAAACGGCTGTCTGGTTAACTTCCCACAACTCCGGGTTGCCCACTGGGGACATCACCACCAGCTGGTTAAGAATTTTGATTCCGACTGCGCGCACCACTGCTTCCTGATTCGTTTTCGCCTTGTTAACGAAAGCCGTGATTTCAGCCAGAAAAGCCGCGTTCTCGCTCATGCTAAGCCCTCAGTTGCGCTTTGTAGCAGAGCACCAGCACTGCAGGTTTTACCGGATTCGGTTTGACAACACGGTACGCTGCGCCATCAATATCAACCACATCGCCGATTTTAATTTCCTGCTCTGACGTAAAAACAATCTGCACGTCGCCGTTAACGATGACCGTTCCATCAATTTCGCCTGGCACGTATTCGGTCTTCACGCCCACAGCAGTAAAACGGACCGCTTCAGTTTTATGCTCAACGCCGCCGATAACCGTTACCGAACCCTTGCGGGTGACGTTGTACGTCGCGCCGTTCTGCCTGAGCATGCGGGTCGTTCTGGCCTGCATACGTTGGTAATCAAACGCCATATCAGGCCCTCTCTGCATATGCATTGATGGCGTAACCACGACCACCAGCGAGGTCGCCCAGCAGCGCCATGACAGAAGGATAGGACGGCGTGAAGACTTCACCATCTGCGACCGCATAGGTCATGGTGACAGCACCTTCCACACGTTCAGTTTTCACAGCGGCTTCGCGCACGCTGGAGAGTAAATCGCCGTCAATTGCCTCTACCGCCAGCATGCACTGCGCGGTTATAACCTGCCGTGGAACTTCATCCGGTGGGAAATCATGTTCATCCAGAACGACATTCACGCGTGGCCATGCCAGAGCCTGTCTCGGGTCAGCTTTTGAGCCAACCCAGTCCAGACCTTCCAGGTAATCCATGGCCTTAATCAACAAAGGTGTGAGCTTGTCAGGCAGTTCAATGCCGCGTATTTCCGCAAATGAGGCAAGATCCTCTTCACTGGCGTAGCTGTTGGCATCAGGAGAGGTGATATCGGTATTGACCATCGAATCATCCTGTTTATGGGGCTTTCGCCCCATTCGTTATTCCCCGGCAGGCGCAGTGAAGGTAATCTCTTCAGTGGTTTTCGCCACTCCATCTACAGTACCGGTTACCGTGAAGGTGCCAGCTGCGTCTGATGTGAGTTTCACCGTTGCACCACCAGCTGATCCCGTCTGAGAACTGGCCGTGCTAAGCGTGCCACCTGTGGACGTCCACGCGACGGTTTTACCGGATACACCGGAGCCATTCAGCGTGTACTTCAGAGAAACAGTTACCGCGTCTGTGCTGTCAGCAGTTGCGGAGGTTTTATCCGCTGACAGCGTTACTCCCCCACTGCAGATTCCAGTTTAATCAGCACACCTGCCGTAGATTTGTTGCTGGTGAAGTGTTTCTTCCAGTTGCCCGCAGTACCGATGGCGGTCAGGTCAGGATTATCACCTTTGGCGGTATCCCAGCTGTAGCCCAGCAGATCAACGTTCACCACGCCTTCAGCGCGATAGCCAACCGCAAGGTTTTCCTGATCGTTGATATCGTAGGAACGGAAGCCCGGCGCCTGAGACTCGGTGACGGTAACCGCTCCAGATACCAGCCCAAGGATCGCATCAGCGTCCATGGTGTCGGTCACCAGCACAGGTTTACCCAGCGTGCCCGGCTGCCCTCCGTAAACCACCACCCCCGCCTCTTCGTAGATTTTGTTGGCAATCGCCTCATCAACAATGTCGAAGTAGGTGGCAGAGTGCATCACGAACAGGACCACACGGTTAAACTTGTCCCCGTATTTGCGCAGGCCGCGCGTCAGGGTCTTCTTGCCGTCAGTTTCGATATCGGCGGTTACGACCATGTCGGCGTTAGCACCAATCGCCGCAGTCAGCGCTTTCAGGCCGTATTTCACGTAGCCTTCCAGCGTGGCATCTGCGACATCGACGCCGATCACTTCGGAGAACTCATCAACGGAGCGGCCACGGCGTTTAAAGGCCTCTTCCGTGGTTTCATACGGGCCGTATTTCCACGGTGCTTTAACGGATACCGCTTCACCGGCACCGATTTTTTTACCTGTGACTTTATCGACAGAGTTCACATTGCGCGATTCAATGGAACCACCAACTTTATAGAAAGCACGCTTACGAAAATCGCCTTCGATCAGTTCGTTATCCAGCAAAATCGCACCGTTGGAGGAAGCGTTGAACACTTCCAGATTATCCTG